ATCTAACCAGCTTGGGTAAGCTCGTAACCATTCATAGGAAAGCACGTCTTTCTTGCCATCACATAGGTCGATGATGTCACCTTCCCATTTAGCGTCTGCGCGTACAAAGTCATCTATTAACCATTTAATTTCTTGTTTCATTTGATTCCCCTCCAAGGGATGCCCCCGAAGGGGCAGTTAAATTATGCTAGCGGGGCAACAGTACAGTTGTAGGTGCTTCCAATTTTAAACATCACTTCGTTCAATTCGGCTGGGCTGTCTGCGTACATACCGACTAGAAGTTTTAAGCCTTGGTAGTTTACTGAGCCATCTTTTTCTATCATAGAATTAGCGCGTTTTGTAGCAAAAGTAAGCAGTGAATTGTTCATGTTTGTAACCCTGTTGTTTTTTGAATGTGTGTGCATAGTGCCTGACGTTTACGAAAGTGTCAACACTTTATTTCACCAATGCGCCATTCTTCTACTTTAATCTGTTCTTTAAGGTCGCGGGCAAAGGCTATAACTTCTTCTCGTTCGTACCTCTTAGCTGGCCTCCATGCCATCCTTTCCATCGCTTTCACGCGCCTTTCGCCGTAGGTGTCAACCATGTACTGTCTGTAACGCAGGACGTAGTGCGCCTGTTTCATACCCCAGCAGTTGCAATGGGGGCATTGCGGTTTTATGTTAAATTCTGCTAGCTTGAATATGGTTCTGTGGCGCGGTATAAAGTGACCGCCTTGGAGGTTCTTATAGTGGTCTACCTTGTCGCAGGTAACGCACTGGGCGTAGCCGTTGTCATCTGCTGCCTTTAACCTTACCAGCCGCTGCAAGAGCTTTGCTGCTTTCTCCATCTCCTGCGCGACCGTTGATTTCTTCCTAGCTTTCTTCGCCATATTCCAGTTCCAGTAACAGCTCACAATAGTGGATGGCTTTCCTTATGTCTTCAGCTCCGTTTTTACTGCCATGTCTAGTAATGTATTTAACCACGTTACCCTCGCAGTAGTCCAAGCTGTTCTTATAGATGTACTCTATGGGCTGAATGGCAAGCCGGTAATGACTGCCGCCAGTCTGTTTACTTAGTGCGCTCATTGCAGTGTTTCCTCAACGTTTATTTCAATTTCTTCAGGATGTTGCAGGTCACACCGTGTGCATAGACCATAAGCGTCCCCATCAGTCCCAAGCCAATAAGTGAGAGGAAGAGCGCAGTCCTCACAATATAAGCGAGCAAGAGTAATGGTGCGAGTAGGAAACTTCGTAACATTGCTCATCCCTCCACCTTAATTTTAACGCGGGAATCTTCACCGCTGTCTTTATGATAAACCACTGCGGTCATAGAACGCTCTGCACCATAGCCTGAATCGCTATGCCATTGGTCGGTGGCCGTTAGGCTACCCCAGTGTTCAAAGTGCATAGAACCCACCTCTCTTGCTACATGGTGGTGGATGTGTCCCAGATGGCAGTATCGGTTCTTTGACTCTGCCCATTCGTCGTCTAGGTTCTTAATCACCGTCTGTAGAATCTGCTCGTGCTTGATGCGGTCGCCATGGTGGAACACAAATAAATTGTTGTGCCACTGGTAGGATATAAACTTGCTGTAGTTCTGCACAATCTCAACCCTCGGCTCTTTGCTGTAGAGTAGCTCCAAGCAGCTTGACAGGTGACAGGCCATGTCGTAATCGTGATTTCCGCGTACATTAACCACAACAACTTTCTCATGTGTCTGTAGCATCTTGTCTATCAGGATGTTAAATAGCCTGCCTGCCAGCTTAAAGGTCTTGCCAATGCGCGTGTCTACATCTACCGGCGTTCCCTTAGTGGTGGTGTTAAAGCTGCTGTCAGCGTGAAAGAAATCACCCACGTTAAGCAATACACCTGTCTTGGCATTACCCACGCGGTTGGCTAGTCGGTCGGTGGCATCAATCAGAATCTCAGTGGCAATTTTTATGTCCCAGTCGTCATCATCAACTTTAGATTCGCTGTCAGCCAGCATCCCAAAGTGGTGGTCGCCAATCATATACATAGCAAGGTAATCATCAGAGACTTCTACTGGTGCAGGCGCTGGGGCTTTAAACCCATTAAGGTCTTCTTTAACGCCTTCAATCATCAGGTCTAGGCGCTGCTTCATGCTTTGCTTTTGCGGCTCCTGAATCACCCACTGCAAGGCAACTGAGCCATCTTCTTTATATGCTGTGGATACTCGCTTGGCATCAAAGCCTTCTGCGGTCTGGTGTACTAAGCTGCGGTGTGGTGCGACTCCCTTAGCTGCGGCATAACCCTCAATGCGCTTCATAGTCTTATCAATACCGCGCCTGTTCATTCCCAGCGCATCGGCTGCTTTAGTGTTTGAGCCATGCTGGATAACCGCCTCTAAAACTCTGGTCTGTGATTCGCTTCTTGCAAACTCCAATAACGTGCGGGGGTCTATTCTGTCCATTATTTCACCTGTTGTTGTTTTAGTTTTCTATACTCGCTTTGCTGGTCAATAGGCAAGCTGAAGCCTAAATCAAAAGCCCACTCGTAAACCTGATTGAGAAAGTGATGCATCTCACCAGAGTCCAACTTGCTGGTCTGCCTCAACTGGTCTTTGATGATTGTCTTTCCAACCTTGATTTCTTCAGTTCCAAGGAATAGCTGCTTCAGTAATAGCTTAACATTTTCTTCAGTGTAGGAGGCATCACGCTTATTAACTGCCGTACTTAGGTATCTGCACCAAGCATGGAACATGGCGCTCTGTGACAATGTGCGGGGGTTGCTGTATGGCTTTAGGGTAATAGCGCAAGGCTTCTTATAGTCCCAGTCCTTGAGGCGGTCAGCAATGTACCTGAGCCGAACGTCTATCTCCTCGGCTCGGTATACTTTCACGCTGTCAGCATCGCTCACACTAATGCCCTTGATAACCACTTTTGGCTAGTTATAGCTTCCTGCGATTCAAGGCGTGATTCAAAAGGCTTATCTGCATCGTTGTTATAGGCTGCCTTAGCCACTCTTAAATCGTAGTCAGTAATAACCTTGCACTGCTTTGCCCTGAGCCTGCTGTGTAGCGTCTTGGCGTTAATGCCTGCGACCTCAGCCAGATGGGGTAAGCTGTATTTCTCCCCAGACTTTAGCTTTGTATTCCTTCCAGCGTAGGAATATTTAATTGCAATCTTTCTTGAGTTTGGATGTTGTACTCTAAGCATATTTCACCTCATTGCCGCCGTCATAATAGAATCCGCGAGTAGTTAGGTAATATTGTTTCTGAGCCTCTTTCTCGTGTGGCTCTACCCATGTAATGTCTGTCAGTGAACACTCTAAGGTTCTGCCCCTGATTGAATCGCCCACCTTAGCTTGTGAACTGCGCGTGTCTTGCTTACCAGATGCTTGCTGCTGTGGAACAAAGGGGGACACACCGCCAGTCTTCTTTGCTCTAGATAACCAGCTATTAATAAACTTGGGCATACCGACTTTGGTTTTGCGTTTAGCAGGGTTAGTAAGTAGCCACATCTTCATAGCCAAACACTCGTTCCGCACCATGTCTTCGCCATAGGCATCAATCAAGTCTTGGTGCAGCTCATCAGATACTAGATATTCTTCTCCAGTTTTTAAGAGCATGGCAGACTCCAGCGGGCAATGGTGCATTCTTCGTCAAATCTGTTTTTGACAGTGACGTTTTCTTTTATCAGGTGGTGACCATCGCGCTTCAGGTTATACACTACAGCGGATATTCTAGTAATGCCTAGCTCATGGAAAGCGTCTAGGCTGGTTATTGTGTTACCACTTCTCAGGTAATCGAGTACACGTTGTTTCTGGTTCATCTTCTTAACTCCTTTGGTTCACGCTGAAGCGCTCACACGTTTTTTTTGAAAGGTTTGTTTCTATATGTTTACAAAGTGCCATTAAGTGTACATATATATTTATTGAGGTACTTTTAACCCTTTTACTTGTTCAAAAGTAAAATTCAAGATAAGAGGGCTAAAGCAACTCCTCGGCATAATCGTTATCGTATCGAATATTTAATCTATCCTGAAGCCAGTACCGACTGGATTCAAGGGCTGTGACAAGAGGGTCAACTTGGTCTTTGGGGTTTCATTTAAAAAGGTTCCCCAACCTCCAGCCCGATAACTTCTTTGATTATAAAACTACATCAACCTGATTGTAAACACAAAACAGGGACTATTTTCCAAGCCGTAAGAAATCCATTACATCGACGTTAAGGGCAGCGCATAGTTGCTGCATGGTGTGCAACTTCATGTTGGGCTGCGTTCTCCACCGTATAACCTGCTGTGGGCTTGTCTTAGCGATTCTAGAGAGTTCTGCGTTAGATATACCTGCGTTAGCTTGCGCGGCTCTAACGGCCTTTCCTGCGTCTATAAGTTGCATATTATTATTCCAGTTGTGATATATTGTTATTGACCGGCTAGCGCTGGTCTTTCTCCTGTTGGTTCCCCCCCTCGCGGGGGGGATTTAACTTTAAAACGGTATATCTTCATCGAACTCTGCTGTAGGTGCTGGAGCTGCTTTGGCTTGTGGTGCTGCCTGCTGCTGCTCATCCTTTGCGCTAAACTTCAAGCTCATATACTTAGTGCCAGTCTTGCTGGTATTAACCCAGCCGCTTACCCAGTAATCAACGCCACCAATTAGTGCGCTGCCTTTGCGGTCAGGGTGTGTCTCCGACTCTTTCTTGTCGTTCACAAACATCGCGCCAGTGTTATCTTTCTGCTCGTATGTACTCATTTTATTCTCCAGTTATTGTGCTTGTCTAAATTCGGTTGTTTTCATTGTGGTGCGTTCCTGCGTAGTGAATACGCCCCCTTTGCTTGGTGCTTTCCAGAGTAGCTGCTTCTCTGTGTCGCTCAACTCCTTCCACGCTTCGTTCGCTGTGGACAGGTCGCCAGTTGCCAGACCGTCTTTGATTGCCTTAACGCTTGGCATCAGGTCGATAATGGAATCTTCGTAGCTTTCCTGCTCGGCCTTCTTAACTGCCTTGTCGCTTCTCAGCATTGCCGCTTCTGCGTCATCATCTACCTGCGGAATACCTGCCATAGCCGCTAGGCCGTAACGTCTTGCGTTTGTGATACAAGAGCCGCCAGCTTGCGGGTCACGTTTAACCATCGGCAGTAGAAACTCTTGCTCTAGCCACTGACCAGAGGTGTGCATCAGTCTAGTAGCTACGCCAACGCTATTCTCTGTGCTTACTGGAAACTGAACATAGCTCAGGCCATTAGCTGCAAACGGCTCTTTGACCACCTGCATAACGTCAGACAGGTTCGCATATTTGGATTTAAAGAAAGGGTTGCCAGTGCCTTTAACAGCACCCCCCATGACGGCTTGCGCTTTGCATAAAGCTGTAGCCAGTTCGTTAATTGATTCGCTTGAAAACATACTATCTCCTATTGTTAAGTTGGTATTGTACTAAAAAGTTAATCGTGCGGTAACACTTTTGTCAGGGTCAGCGCAATTAGCTGTAGCGCATTCACCTGCTGCATAGAGTGCGCCAAAGGCTAGGTAGTATTCCTCTGGCATATCTGCGCGCTCGTTGTTGCCCATCGCGTAATCTTTCTCAGCCAGCTCGTAAAAGTAATTATTAAAATCTGCGGTAAACATAAAGCCTCCTATTGCTCTGTGCGCTTAACAAACAATTCAACAGCATCTTCAATCTTCATGCCGTTGGTGGTTATTGCTTTGACTTCATCGCCTGACATATCAGCTTTTGGAAATACGATTCTCCATCGCTCTAGCATCCCTCGGCGCATATACCCTGCGGTCTTTTTGTTTAGAACTGACACAACCGCGCCTGAGCCTACTCGCTCAATCTTGAAGGTGTCGCCCTTGCTGTTTTTCTTGGTGTTCATACTGCCTCCAATAGAAAAGCCCTCCGTAGAGGGCTATTTTTTTATTAAATTTGAGTTAATGCTGTCAGTGGTAATGCAATCTCGCCTCTAGCTACCTGCGTGTGGTCTGCTGGGTTTACGCTTTTGACCTGTGCGCAGTCTGTGCCGTCAATACTTCTAAAGCCTACAATTACAAAAGTACCTGCTGTTGCGCCTTTGACTATTTGGTTTAGTTTAAACATTTGGTGTTGCCTCGTTTTTTTTGAATGTGTGGTTATAGTGCCTGACGTTTACATTAATGTCAACACTATAGGCAATAAAAAGCCCAAGTTAATGGGCTAGCTGTTTGGCTATGTGCTTGGGTAGGTGTTTCGGAAGCCTGCCTTCCCTGACTGTGTAAAACTCCCTGTCAATTAATCCGGCAGCTTCTGTGCTGTAGCTTACCCACAACTCAATAAATGAGTTCTCATCTGCCACCAAGCACTGCGCCTGCCTTGCCTCTGCATAGCTGTCCTCAATGAATGACTCCAATATATCCCCACTGCTGTCGGTGATATTGCAAGCCCACTCATAGTCAATTCTTCTTGCCATCTTGCCGCCTCTATTTTTTTAAGAACCCCCCGATTGTAACAGAACTTAACATAAATGTAAACAATACAGATAAAAATAAACCCCAGTGAAGGGGCTTATGTGGTCAGTTTGCGGCTAGTATGACCAGATAGCAGGGCAGGCAAAGCCGTCTTCTTCAGTGCAGCCATCAAGGTGGATGAATCTTGTGCGCCCTTTCTGCTTTACACCGATGCGCTGGATGCCATGCTTCTGAGCCACCCTAATCACTTCTAACGCTTTTTCTCCCGAAACAAGTATGTCTACCGCCTTACCAGTTGAATGCGCTCCTGCCTTCTCTTTGCGCTGTTCTATGGGGTGTTGCGGGCTGCGGTATGCACTGCTGATTGGAAAGCCAAAGCCGCACTCTTTCCGAATCTTAATTAGCAGCTTAACAAAGTCTGCATCCATGCCATTCTCGCCACTGTGTTTGCAGGCAAGTTCTTTATCTGTGAAATATACTACCTTCTTTTTAGCTGTCATTTTTTTACTCTCTCATAAGTACGCAAGCCGCCCAACCCTAGCATTCCCATCAATACAGGTAGCATAGTTGAGGTGTCTGCTTGTGGAATTACTACGCCAAAGCCAGCCGCCAGCGGTGATATTAAAAAGTTCACGGCAAAACCCAGAACGCAAATCCAGCCGGTTGCTGGTCGCCATCCTGCTTGGAACCAGTTTCCTTTTGCTTCTTCTCGGTTGACTGCAATTTGAGCAAGTGAGATTTCCTGCGCGTGTCGCTCAGACATCGTTGCAATCTCGTGTGCAATCTTCTGTTTGGTATCTGCATCAGGTATAAACTTATCCAGTAGGCTAGTGACAGGTGCTATAAATTTATCAATCATTGCTGCTCCCCTGCTCATTAAGAGCTTCCATAGTGCCAAGCCTTACAGTCAAGTCATGTATCTGACCTTGCAGCCCTCTTAAATCTTCGACATCCAACTGAACACCTTGCAGCAGCATATCTTGCCTTGCATCATCTGGCAAAGAGCCTAGCTCACCACGCGGCCATAAGATTCTAAATTCCGTATTACGCTCTATTTCTGCTTGCGATTTATCCAGTGAATGCTCAAGGGTTTTGAGCCTTTCCTGAATACCAAAATAAGCCGTAGTAGCAACTGCGGTAGCTGCCACCATAGCGATAAGGTTGCGAATAGGAATCGTGACGTTGCTGTTTTCGTTAATGTCCATAACTCAAAAGAACTTACCCATAACAAACAAGGTTATAATTAGCGGGTAAATGCCCCACAAAGCTGTCTGCAAAGATTTGAATTTAATCTGCCCTTCATCAAGTCTACGCTCAATGTTTGAATATCTAACAGCACATTCGCGCTCGTGACCTTCTAACTTTAGTAGGGCTTCTTTAACTGTAGCCATGATTATGCCTTGTTTTTAACTAATACTGCTTCAATGAATAAAGCCATCTCGTTTGTGCTTGCACTGCTTTTAGCCTCGAAATGGAAGTCTGATTTTTCTGGAATTTTAAAAGGTATCTGCCTGTCGTAACTAACCTGTGACGTTGCAAAGGTTGCTTCAGTTACGCGCAAAGTTCTGCCGTTAGTATTAACAACATTGCGGAAAAATATGAATTTCTGACCATTAGTAGTTGCGCTGTTTGCATCAATGCGAAACAGGTACAAGCTATAGCCAGCGGGTACAGTGTAGATAGCCGCTTGGGTTGTGCCTAACTCGGCCTCAATAAATGCGTACAGAACAGAGTTGTTGCTGATAGTTATATCGCCAACATTACTACCGCTTAAAATGACAGCGCTGTTAATGCGAAAAAAAGACTGAGCAGTATTTACGGCGGATGTGCCTGTGAGGGTTACAGTCTCAACCAGCTTATTGTAGTCAGCATCTAACCCGCTAATAAGAACCTGCATTGTGTCGCTAACGGATGCGGATACAAGCGACATCTGCACCGCGCTAGCTGGGTAAACATAATCACCGCCATCATTCCAAACCACTTCCCAGTCAGTACCAACGGTTCTATTAAATCCAAAGATATTGACTGCTTCACTGTCCCACATATTGCCTTTAGCAATATCAAAGCCAAGGCTAGGAGTCGGTCTAGTCGGATGGTATTGATACATCTAAATCATCCTCAGCAGTCTCTACTTTAGTTAAACTGCAGGCCTCTATAGCCTTTTTAAAATCATTCCCAAAGGAAGTGTAGTAAAGTGTTCCGCTGTTCATTAAAGCCGTTAGCTCCTTACTTACGAACGCTCCTGAGCTTGCCCAATACTTGCTAGTACCTTTCTTCAGTTCAATACCAAAGAACTCAAGACCTGCTTCCGAAACGTAAGCCTCTTCACCATCAAGTGCAGGCAGAGAGTACAGTTCATTTATTACTTCCTGTGCTTCCGCTTTCTTAGCGTTTGTTACAATTACTGTACTAAATATGTTCATAAACTAATTCCTGTTTTCTTGGCTACATAAGACTCAGTGGAAGCTATCTCTTTGTCAGTGGACTCAGCTGCTCTTAGGATGCATGAGTATAGATTGCCTGCTAAGTTGTTTGCATCTACACGTAAATTTGAAAACAACCCTATTTGACCTCCGATTGCTTTTTGGTCGTAGGTCGCGTCAGAGTATTCTTGAGTGCCGTCTACTCTTATCTTAGCGTTATCTTCTACTAAGTCATAAGTTAATACTTTAAGGGCATCAGAGTCAGCAGCAAAATTTCGGTAAGCTCCATCGTAATACCCAAGGGTTCCTCCGACGGAACCACTAGCAGTAAGGAAAGTTCTTCCTGTCTCTATATCTAATAGAAGTCTATTATCAGTACTATTAGCATTAGTAGCACTATAACCAAACCAAGCAGTCAAAGGCGTATTGGGAGATGTCAGGTGATTAATCTTCATGCCGTCACTTACACCATCAAACTTCAGGTAGTTAAGAGAGTTAGCACCAAAGGGTTCAGTAATGTCATAACGTAGGTCATCAGTAACGTGTTGATACTGAGTAGCTGTTGAACCTTCCTCTAGCTGTGCGCCCCAAATGTATATGCCTGATGTGCCATCTCCAGAAAAGTCAGCTTGAGAAGAGGTAGGAATCACGTTGATTCGTGCAATTTCGTTAGCTACAGCAGTTCTAGATATAGAAACCCTTCTCCAACCATTACCAACATCCTGTGATTGGGCTGTTACACCTGTTTGAACTCCATGAAGAGAACCATCAGCAATACTAACTGCCGCACCTAAGCCTCCAATACGCATCCAAACATATCCATAACCTGCGTTCTTAACGTAGGCACTAAGGGTCTGAACCCCCGCAGTACTTGTAGTAGATTGGTCAACACGGTGCTGTTTAAATACTGTATCAGCTATTAAAA